ATCAAGAAGGGCATGAGTACCGGTGACATCGCCAAGGCCGTCAACAAGACCGAGGATGAGGTCCGCCTGCTGTTTACCTACTTCGATCAGCTTAACCGCTTCGAGCAGGAGCTGAATGCCTTATGATCGCCAGTCAGGATCGCTCCGGTTATATCGGTGCCAGTGATGTGATGTATGTGATAGGCAACTGGAAGACCAAGACCTGGGAGAAGTGGTGGTTGCAGAAGCTGGGCATCAACCGTGACCACTTTGATAACAAGTACACCATCGCCGGCACCAACTGGGAGCATAGGATTTTAGACAGCCTGCATCTCCCCAACCTGGAGAAGGACAAGCAGGTGATCATCGAGGACCTTCGCCTGAGAGTGAATCTGGATGGTAATCTGCCGGACAGAATCAAAGAGGTGAAGACCTACCAGTGGGCCAAAGGCTTCAAAGTCCCCAAGAAGTACATCAACCAAGTGCAGGTGCAGATGTTTGGCTCCAAGATCTTCGGTGCTGACATCGTGGCATACGGTCTGGAGGAGGCTGACTACAACAACTTCCTCCGGGACATTGATCCCGGCAGACTGCAGCAGATCCCGGTGGCCTATGACCAGAAGTGGGTCGAGACAGTTTACCTGCCGAAGCACATGATCCTGTGTGACTGCCTGAAGAGAGGAGTGTTCCCCAATGTCTGAAACAATTTCTTTCCGTGAGGTCAAGCTGGAAGGTGGCTGGCTGATGGTCAAGCCTGAGAGAGAGGATCTAGGCAAGGCCATGGCTGTGGTGCGGAAGCACAAGGACAAGCTGTATGACTTGGAGATCAAGGAGCATCGGAAGAAGCGCAGCCTGGATGCCAATGCCTATGCATGGGTGCTGATCCACAAGCTGGCAGCGGTCGAGAGGATTACTCCAGAAGAGGTTTACCTGCTGAACATCCCCAAGGTAGGGAACAACTGCACACCTGTGTGTTTGAGGGAGTGTGATGTGCAGCGGTTTATCAAGAGCTGGGAGAGCAACGGACTAGGATGGCCGGTGAAGGACCTGGGGCCGAGTCAAGTACCTGGATGCCGGAATCTGATGGCCTACCATGGCTCCAGCACCTATGATACACAGCAGATGTCGGTACTCATCGACAATTTGGTGCAGGACTGTCGAGCCTTGGATATCGAGGTCAAGTCTGAGGAAGAGATCGCATCGATCATGAGGACATGGAAATGAGAAAAGATACCAAAGCCAGAGACTTTGATCGGAAAACCAAGTTCGCCATCGCAGAGCGAGACAGCATTGATGGCTGGCCCTGCTGTGTGTTCTGCGGAGCTGCTGCACCGGATGTGATCGCCTGGTCCAATGCCCACTACATTGCCAGATCCCAGGGTGGACTTGGCATCGAGCAGAACGGTCTGACCCTGTGTCCCATCTGCCACAGGAAGTATGACCAGACCACCGCAAGGTTTGAGATGAGAGGGTACTTCCGAGAGTACCTTAGTGAACACTACGAGAACTGGAGCGAGGATGCTCTCATCTATAGGAAGGGGCGAGAGCTATGAAAACTACTCAGTGTCAAAAGGTGCTGGAGTATATGAAGACCTTCGGATCTATCACACAGCTTCAGGCACTTCAGGATATCGGATGCATGAGACTGGCATCCAGAATCAGTGACCTCCGGCAGCAGGGCATTGCCATCGGACGGAGGATCAAGACCAGTAAGAACAGATATGGCGATACTGTGAGCTTCGCCGAGTATTACTTAATCGAGGAGGACGAAATATGAATAGCACCAATATGATCGGCAGACTGACTGCTGAACCTGAACTGCGGAGAACCAATGACGGCACTGCCGTCTGCACCTTCACCCTCGCAGTGAGAAGACCCAGAGTGAAGGATACCAGTGACTTTATCGACTTCGTGGCATGGAGACAGAGTGCCGAGTATCTGAGCCAGTACGGTCACAAGGGTGACATCGTGGCTGTCAGCGGTCCCCTCACCAGCCGGAAGTGGAAGGACAAGAACGATAACAACCGCATCAACTGGGAGATCCAGGCTGACACTGTGGAGCTGCTCTCCAGCAAGAAGGATTCTCAGGCAGGTGGTAATACCACCCAGAAGCAGAACTCCTATCAGGGAGGCCACAGCTACGCACAGCAGCAGTTTGATCCTATCGATGATCCTGACTGCAAGCTGCCCTTCTGAGGAGGTGACCGGTTACGAAAATCATGTTAGATGAAGGGGCGAAGATGCCCACCAGAGCGCATCCCTGGGATGCTGGCCTGGATTTGTATGCGATGGAGGATGCCGTAGTTCCTCACGCAGAGGTTTTTCCCTTTGACGAGATACAGCTTGGCTCTGCTGTGATCGACACAGGTGTCCATGTGCAGATTCCGAAAGGGTACTACGGAGAGATTCGCTCTCGGTCTGGACTCATGTGCAAGCATGGGATCACCACGGACGGTACCATCGATGCAAACTACACTGGCTCCATCAGGGTATGCCTTTTCAATCACAGGGCCAGTGCCTACACGGTGAAGGCCGGTGACAAGATCGCACAGCTTGTGATCGTTCCCTGCCTGTTGCCGGAGCTGGAACTGGTAGATCACCTGGAAGAGACTGACCGTGGTGACGGTGGCTTTGGGAGTACCGGCAGATGAAGAACGGTAAGAAGCCCACAGTAGCTCAGCGCAAGTTGATGCAGAAGTGGAAGCTGAATTCTGATGACTGGCTCGTTGTAAAAGACGAGCCGTCCAAGATGACCTTAGTCCACCGGCACTTCGATAAGAAGACCAAGATTATACCGAAGGGAGTGAGAGAAGAATGAGATGCGAAGACTGTATCTATTATCCCAAGTGTGATGAGTACCCTTTTGATGAATCCGGGTGTGAGGATTTCAAGCACCGCACCAATTTTCCGGAGATTCCCTGCATGGTGGGAACCAAGGTTTACATCATCAACAGACATCTGAATCGGATCTTTGAATCCGTGGTGATTGGTGTGAAGGTAGGTTATACAACCGATCTGAAGAACCACATCAAGACCTGCTGGACTGGGCCACTTGGAAACCAGAGCATCCGTAAGTGGAGCTTCCGTCAGGTAGGCAGATATGTGTTCTTCACCAGAGGGGAAGCGGAGAAGGCACTTGAGGAAGGGGTTGAGGCTGATGGCTGAGCGAAGAATGTTCGCCAAGACGATTATTGACAGTGACCCATTCTTAGATATGCCACTGTCTACCCAGGCTCTGTACTTCCATTTGAGTATGAGAGCAGACGATGATGGCTTCATCAACAATGCGAAGAAGATCCAGCGGATGATCGGAGCTTCTGATGATGATCTGCGGATGTTGGCAGCCAAGAGATTCATAATCCCATTTGAGTCCGGCATTGTTGTGATCAAGCACTGGAAGATCCACAACTACATCAGAGGAGACCGCAAGAAGGATACTGTTTACCCGGAAGAGATGGCACTCCTGACAGAGAAGGAGAACGGTGCATACTCTCTCAAGGCTGAAGAGCCTGTGCTGATAGAGGTACCAAGCGATGAGACTCCCCGGAAGAAGGCATACAGAGAAAGCTCCTTGCCTTATAGCTTTGACTACAAGATCAGGCAAGCATTTTATGGGGAACCTTGTCCTGTGTGTGGCTTTGCGATGAGGGGAACTGTTGATGAGGCAGGCATCGGATCTGATGCCAGGAGACCCAGTATTCAGCACAACATCCCTATCTCCAAGGGTGGCAGACATGAGCTTGGTAACATCTCCGTGATCTGCCACAAGTGCAATATCTCCTTGCAGGACAATGAGACCGGCAGGCTCAATGCGGATGAAGTCATCCTGAAATGGGACGAAATCTGCATGACAGGCAAATGTCAGTCAAGTGACAGTCAAGTGTCTGACGAATGTCAGCATAGGTTAGGTAAGGATAGGTTAGTACAGTTTAGTGTAGTAGAGGGTATTGTAGAGGAGGTTGCAACCGACAAAAATGTCGGTCACAAACCCACCAAGCGATTCATCCCTCCTACTGTGGATGATGTCAGAGAGTACTGCTTTGAGAGAGGCAACTCGATAGATCCCCAGAGATTCGTAGACTACTACACCTCCAACGGCTGGATGGTAGGCAAGAATAAGATGAAGGACTGGAAGGCTGCAGTTCGGACCTGGGAGCAGAAGGACAAGGCTCAGGGAAGACCTGCTTCCCATAAGAGCAGCAATCCATTCCTGGATATGCTGGAGGATGGCAGTTATGAATAAGCAGGAAGCAACCCAACTACTGGCTCTTATCAAGGTGGCATATCCCACAGCCTACAGGGATCTGGATGCAGCCACCAAGAAGGCCACCGTGAATATGTGGGCGATGAGCTTTCCTGATGTTCCGTATCCCATCATGGAGCAGGCTCTGGCTCACTTCAGAATGACAAGCAAGTTCCCTCCCACCGTTGCTGAGATGGTGGAGGAGCTGAAGGAAATACACAACCAGGCTATGGAATGTGCGATGATCCATAAGAACATGGGCAAT